CTCGGGATACAAACTCAAATGTAACCGTCGCAAATAGCATCCTTACTAGGTTATCACCCCAGAGTTAAACTCTGGATTAAACCTCTAATTGTTTAGTGAGACAATTAAGTCCCTAGCTTAGGATTGGCATCATCTTATCAACTTAAAGGAAGTAATCCTTCTTATGATCAGGTTTTATTTCAAGAACCTTATGTAGATGACTCCACACTCTCTCGTTGCGGCGCAATGTCTCTAAACGCGCCTTGTCGTCTAAAACGACAGCAACCTCCGATGGGTTTGTATAGAAAGTACTGAGATCAAGGAAAGCCTCCTCATTACTATCTAGCGCCCCACTCTCCGTTTTCCTGTTTACAACGGAAGACCAGACTGGTCTTGCCTGAATCGGCTGAGATGTCTTGACTTTCCCTACACGCAATGACTTATCGAAACGCTTATCTTTAATAGCGTACGCAATCATAACGTCGACTTTCGTAGGGCCACACTTGTGACCTGTAGACGTGATTTTATAAGAACGAATCACATCTTCGAGGTATCCCTCTTCAGGGAATTTATAATTAACAAGTGGGAACAGACCGACACCGCCCAACAATTCTGGCACATACCAGGGTATACCATGTAAAGATTTTAAAGTTTCGGAATTGTATTTAAGAAACTGTTCATGAACAGCGAGCTGAAGCTCCGGAGGACATGAGTTCATTAACTCCCGGTGTTTAGCACCTAGAGTCGACCCATCGTCTCCATCAAAAACATCTTGTGAACTTTTTACCGAATTTGATCGCTTTTGACCAGTAACAAGTCCCATATTTACATATGGAATATGTTCGAAATTCTTACCGTTGAAAACAAACGATGTCGAGTTAATATTGAGGTACTCAGAATGGCTATAAACCTTTCCTGCCGATGGTTTTAAACCGATCGATCCTGCAATTGACTTCCACACCGGTAAGTAATCGTCCGAACTTCTGACTAACCCGTCATCACCATTAATTAACATTGGACAGTTATATAGAGTATAAGATCTCTTATTAACAATTTCCAAAGAATGGCGAACTACGGTAGCATTGGCTAAGCATAATACAATAAATGACACAATCGAACCCATAAGTTGACCCCATTTTTGCTCGGTACCCTCAATAGAGTGACCGGTAAGGGCTTTTATGAACAACTTACGTAAATCTTCTGGCATCTCCACAGCATCACAAATTTCTTCTCCAATACATCTAGAAAATTCAGGATCTAAAAGATCAGTCGCTGATTGATAGTCAAGCGATTGAAAATTTCCAATCTCTGTTTTAAATCTCTCAAGATGTTCTAAGGTAACTTTAGGTTCACCTAAAAGAACAAAACAAGGGATCTTTCTTAATATTTTGTGAAGGAACTTCTGTACTGGTCTAAGAGTAAAATAGGTTAAGGCGGGTCCTTTTGATATGACCCTAACCTTAAGCGCTTCTTCAAGCCCGACAAGTGTAACGTCGGCTATTTCCTCTTGAGCCTTTTCTCTAACAGCACTATAGACGCATTCGTAAATGCGCTCTACGCCCGATTTAAATTCGGGATTTATCTTAAATTGCTGAACATCGGATATCTTTTCTTCTTCGTCTTTTATTACCGCACGATCATATATCTCTTTAGGAGTATCATGATCGACCATCAACCCCATCTCCATTAATGTTCCTAAAGTTCCAAAACTCGATCTTGAATCGGTGTAATTGGCTCTTATGGACGGAGTATAAGGTTTGAGCAAGTCTTTTGTTGTGATTTTTTTACAAAAGGCCTCTCGAACAGTTCGCCTTGCCTCTGCAAATATTCGTTCTCTTGAAGAATATTCAGATGGTGGCGGTGGATGGATTGTAGTAAGGACTTCCTTTGTGTCTTTAACCGCCTTCTCTACAGCTTTCTTACCAGGTCGGGGTAAACCCTTTTTAACCTGTAAGATAGAAGTTCTAAAACTGTAAGAAAGAGGTCCCTTGCAAACCAATTGCATAAATCTACCGAGCGAACCTCCAGCTATCTGGTTAGGTTTATCCTCGTGTAGAAATGGTTTCTCCGGGATCTCATTATCGAGATAAAATGACATATAGGCCGCTAATTTATATTTCAGGAATTTGACCCAACCACACTCCGCTGAGCATATCTGCCAGTGCAACAGAGTGTGTCGTCGATCATAACCTTCTTCACGGAAGCCATATGTTTCGGCTAAGTCAATTAAAACTTGAAGTGATTGGGATAGTGACTTTTTATCGTCCGCTGAACATGCGGACGGGAGGCATTCTCCTACCATGGAATCTTGGGATTTTATCTGATCATTTGCTAACGTTGCCGGTTGTAAACCTGTGCTTCGGGGACTACTATTGTTCGACTCATCAGTCGACGAATAGCCCTTACTTATGACAGTGGATGTACGGACAGTACGCTTTGCAGCAGAACTCTTACGTCCCCCAAGTTGAGAACGGATGATTGCTCGCTTAGAAATTGAACTATTTCTAAGTGTGGTACTCATT